CTATATACAGTAAATGTGGTCTGGGGAGTTCCCAGATACATAATGCGACTATCATCATGAGGAGTAAGTATAGATTCGGCTTCAGTACAGAGCTGTAAGAGTTTCTCTCTCATCAGTTCTGTCATAGAGTTACCTGGTACTTCAATATCATCTAAAATCATCAGGTCAGCTCTAGATCCAGTTAACTGACCAGTAATACCGACAGACTTAACTGAAGGTGCTTGGTGAGGTGCACAGTTAACATCAAAAGATATGCGTGACCAACGTGCGTCATCACTCTTAGGCTGTAGGTGTTTAAGCCAAGCTGTTTCGATAATTAGTTTCTGTAAAAAGATACTCATGTTGTCTGCTCTCTCTTTAGAGGCAGAAATTATCATTATTTTTTTTTCTGGGTTATTAAACAGAGTCCAAAGAACAAATGCTCCAGTAATCCAAGATTTACCAACACCACGAAAGGCTTGTACTTGTAGACGTTTAGGACCATGTTGTAAGTAGTCTGCAATAGCGTATTGTGCTCTTGTTGGGTGAGGTAGATTAAGCTGCTCCCATAAGGCTTGCAGAAACAGCTTAAAGTCACTCTGTAAGGCGTTTAAAACGTCACTCATAGGCTATATGATCTAATATTCTTTTCTCTCTTTGAGGCTCATATCCGAAGCGTGAACGCATCCAGTTGAGCCAGTAGCTACTACCTTTTTCTTTATTACATCTCCTACAGGCTGGTACGAGGTTCCTAAGCGAGCTATCGCCTCCGTTACTTCTTGGTTTAACGTGATCAATCGTAAGTTCGTTTCTTTCATAGTTTTTTCCGCAATAAACGCATGTACAGTTGAAGTGTTCCTTAATGGCTCTACGCCACAGCTTTTTTGCTTCTGGACTTGTCATGGTTATTAAGTTATGTAGGTAATGTTCTGGACTAGGTAGTAAAGGTGTCATGCTTTTTTAGTTCTGCTCTTTCTATTCTCGGATCTATGTTGTGGTCTTCCTTTTGTTGTGCTGCCTTTATAGTGGGCTGCATCCATTTTTGAACCTTTTGGTATTCCAAGTTTCTTTCTAAGTTTTTTTGCATTAGCTATTAAGCTTTTACCTTTTTCAGTTTTGTTGTATTTAGATTGTTGTGCCTGACGTTTCTTTCTAGCGTCAGCATTTTTTTTATAGAAGTCAGCGGTTGCGGCCATATAGTCTCCTTTGTACGAGATCAGGGTCTACTTCTGGTAAAACACTTGCTAATTTTGCTAAAGGGTTACCATCGTAAGCGATACCGCTTATATCATTTGTCTTCAGCCAATCACAGGCTGCTTTTAAATCTTGAGTAGTAGCTTCACCACTCTTAACTCTGTCTAAAAACTCTTGTGTGACCAACTGATGTAGTTCATTGAACTGTTCTTCAGTTGCTTTTTTCATTATTCAATATCTAAACCTTTTTTAACTATTTCTAATGCCTGATTATCAAGCCGATTATCAGTTTGTTCTACTAATTTTTCTAGTAAATCTACTATAAAATATTTAAATTTCTCACTTTTTAAAAAGGTTAAAACGATTGGTTTTAGTAGTGCTAACATCTTGTTTCTTAATTAATGATTGTATAGGTACTACGTCCGAACAAAGGTGATAAACCCTAGATCCAGGAAGCAGTGTAAAGCCCTTTTGCTGAATTTCTGCACATTTCAGTGCACGAACAAGCTCAAAATCAAGTTTGTTTTTCTGTATTTGACTTTCAGCCATGCGTTCGCATTGTTTTGTTAATTTTCTATTTAATGGAACTGAAAAATTTATTTGAAAACCCCAGTTTTCGGATATTACATAACCATCTTCTGTCTCTGGTTGCGTATCATTGCCCATATAAAATGGACTAAATGTCATAGTACTGCCATTACAAGAAATGTTGCTACCAAAGGATTGTCGGCTAGGTGCTCCATTGTTTTGAAATTGGACAGCTTGATTTGTGACATTTCCTGTCGCAGCTGCTACTGGGTTACTTGAATTATTGGTGTCTCCTTCAGCTAGTACTGGACTTATTGAGAGAAGACAGAGAGCGAAGTAGTAGTAGAGTTTATTGTGTAATTGCGTGTATAATCTCGCTGCTCTACTAAGCCTGCTGATCTTGTTGTTGTTTCTAGTGTCCACGGTAAAGTGTTATCAGTAACTGTAAATACCGCATCACCACCAGCTATACCAGCACTTGCTGATGCTGTGATGTTTGTACCAGACCAAGTGTTTACGGCTGCCCCGAACACCTGAACCTGTTCTGTCTCCACGATAGTTTGAGTTGTAGTAGTCGTAGAGTTCATACTCCCTGTTGTGAACTGGGGAGTGACAGTATTGGCTCTAGCTATGCTGGGTGATAACAGAGCTAAGAGAAGAATTAATTTCTTCATGATTTTTTATTAGAATTTCCGTTTCCATTACCGTTTCCTGATAGCCTTCCACCACCTATACCTTTTAGTCCCAGACTGGCTGCGGATGTACTAAAGATCGAAGCTATAAAGGTGCTATCAAAATCAAGTATTTTCTTATCGTGTATTTTTATATAGTTACAAGACAATAGAACCATCGACCATAAAAGTATAAAAATTTTTATCGCATCGTGGAGCCATTCCCTTTTGTCATCTTCTTCCATGCTGTCTTAAGTAATGGTTTCATTGCTGTTACTGCCCATTTAAAAGCTGCGGTTGCAGTTAAGGTTGCAGCTACAGAAACGACTGCTGTTGTAGAAGCCGTTATAAGTATTTCGTTTTCAGGTAAAGGTACTTTAAAGTCCAGTATTGGAATATTTACGTTTCTTATTCCTGTATCTACCTCATCTGTTTGTTCAGCTTGTACTCCATCAGGTTCTTTTAGGTCGCTGGGTGGTATGACCATAGGAACGTAATAAGGTACTTCAGCTGTTGGTATAGGTATTTCTACAGTTTCAATCTTTTGAATCGGTGGAATTACTATCGTTGGTATTTCCATCTTCTCGATCCTGGATTACTGCCTGTGTAGCAATAATTGCATCTTTGCATTTTTGTTGAGTTTGTACAGCTTCATTATAAGTTTGTACAAGTTGTTCAAGTTGTTTTTTTAATTCTTCTGTGGATGGTTTCATAAATAATTACCAAGGTTTTCCTTCTGCTGTAACTGGTGTGTTAATAAGTGCTATTTCATCTTCTAACCACTTTTCTACACGAGCTACTTCATCAGTTCCAAGTTTTGCTTTGACCCACTCAAGTACTTTTGCTTCAGTTAGATCTTTGTAAGGTATAAGAGTTTCTGGCTTTTCAAGTTCTACCTCGCCAGTTGCTCTAAGTTTTTCTTCACTACCGTCTATACCTTTTACACGATAGATAACTTTTTTAACATAGCCGTCAGCTAGTTCTCTTTCTAGGGTGTTTACTTCCCATGTTTTTGTAATTGCCATTTTTTTTTGTTATTAAGGTTTAGGATACTTAGCTTTGACAGGATCAACAATATCTGTCTTCCATTTGTCTATACCATTGTGGTATATGTAATCTAGTTGTTCACTCCAATGTGGATAAGCTTTTCGCCTATCATATCGGTAAAGTAATTTGTCAAGTTCTACTCTCGCAGCATCTATTTTAGATTGTTCAAGTGTTACTTTTGTACCATCTGCTTTAAATGCTCCTGCCTCATCATCAATATTTACAACGTCAGGGTAAGCTTTTCTTATTGCATCATGATCCATTACGCTTCTACCTCCATTGCTATAATTGATGATGCAGTTCTTGGATATGCACCATTATTAGTATCCGCACCAGTACGATTTATAAAAAGGGTATGACCACTATTATTGTTTCTGATTTGTACTTTATATGTTGTTGCTGATGTTGTATTAGGTGAATCTAAGAAATTAGCACTAGCTTGATCCATTCTAAATTGATCTTCAGTATCTTCCTGACCAAAGAAACATTCTTCTCTACTACTAGCATTTCCAGCATAAATTAATGTAGAACCTCTTAAAAGTCTTGCAAATATTTCTGCTCCATTAGTGTCAGATCCAAATTTCATATCTACCATTACTAAAACTTTATTACTGCTTGATTTTGGTGTAATACTTACTGATAAGCCTGATACATCTGTAAAACTGGTTGATGATGTTGAAAATGTATTGTATTTAGGTGTCGAAACAACCTGTATTATTTTACATGGATAATTTTGTGTGCCTTCTGGAAAATTAATAGCCATTATGATACCTCCGTTAAATTAAATTTGTACTTCTTACCAGAACGGTTATTTTTTAAGAACAAGTCTGATTCTCCTTCCTGTATTGTCCAGTCACCCCATGAACCATCTACATCGTTTGAATGTCCTTCGTTAGATAAGTGAAGGTCATTGGTGTAGATGTTTCTTACTCTGTAAGATGTTGAACCAATGTCATAAGTGTTATTTTGGTCAGGATAAAAATGACCACTACTACCTACATTCCATCTCGTACCATTATTAGTAAAAAATTTTATTATTCCAGAATGAGTATTACCTATTCTTAATTTTCCTGTAGTATTTTGAATATAGGTGTCTGTACCATCATGGAAGAATGTTGCATCGTTATTACCACCAGCAGTAAAGGTGTTGCCATCATTTACATAGATATTACCTGTAACTTGAACACCCGGTGAAATTGTATGAAGCTTTTTACTGCCATCGTAATATAGTTCTACTGCTCCGTCACCTAAACATTTTACTGCATCTTCATTAGTGCTTGTTCTAATAAAAATATCGTCAACAGCATCTATATAAATATCATCACCAGTATTTTGAATAAGTAAATCACCTTGAGAGTTTTTTAAGTAAGAATCTGATGCATCGTGATAAATTTGTAGATCTTGACTATTTCCAAATCTAGCTTTTACACCGTCATTGAAATCAACACCTGTCGCACCACCCACAGAACTAACGCCTGTAAGGTTTGAACCATCACCACTAAATGATGTAGCTGTTACAGTACCTGTTACTGTAACTCCACCACTTGCAGTCTCTAGCTTTTTACTGTTGTCGTAATATAGCTCTACTGCTCCGTTTGGTACAGCTTTTAAAGCAATTTCTGTATCAACTGGTTGTAAAAGAATATCATCACCACCACCTTGTAGCTTTAAATCTCCTGTACTATTTGCAATCCTAGTGTTAGAACCATCGTGATAAATTTCTAAATCACTATTATCTCCAAATCGAGCTATACCATTATCAGACATATACAAGTTATACTTAAGATGTAACGCAGCCCATTTTTTACTACTTGAACCTAAATTACGGCCATCTGTTACATCTGGTAAAAAATCACCTGTTACTGTAACTCCACCACTTGCAGTCTCTAGCTTTTTACTGCCATTGTAATATAGCTCTACGGCTGCATCTGATGCAGCAGTTATCATATCTTCATAAGCAGAGCCATTCCATTTGGCAATTTTAAAATTAGAATTATTCCAAGCTTCAATATAATTAGTTCCGCTAGTGTGATAAATTCTAAAATCCTGATTGTCTCCCATTTGGATTTCATCAGTATCACCCATGACAAGGTCATTTCCAACATTTAAATTGTTAGTTATAAGCAAATTACCTGTTACTTGTGCGCCACCAGAAGTTGTCTCAAACTTTTTATTGTTGTCGTAATATAATTCTGCTGCTCCATCTGGTATAAACTTTGCCATACTTTC